AAAGTAGAAGAGTTTAGGCAATTTTGCTTAGACAATAAAGTTCCTTTTACTTTGTTTGTTAATCCTAAAGGGGATAATAATCATTATCTTGCTTTTTGGAATTTTGCTAATAGAGAGAATGGTTATAACCGAGAAACAATAGGATCGGGAGAAAAGGTAAAGGTAGAGGTGAGGCCAATTTTGAGGATTATTAATAATTTTATTTATGATCTTTCTGGAGGGCAAGTTCATTTGGCGCAAAGACCACTAGATTAACAAAAGTGTCATACATCCTAGAAATAGAGACTCCAGTGTGTATTAATTTGTTTATTTATGGTAAACATCATAAAGGATTAACTAATGCAATTTCTAGGGCCGAGATGTTTTTTCGCTTGCGACCTGACTCCGTTGCTCGTATCATGGACGATTTTGACGATAGCGAAGTCTGGAGCAGTTGCAGTGCCAAGTATCGCAAAGAAAGTGAAATTTACCTCTTGAAAACTTGAAAATACCTGATAAATTCACTCCTGATGAAAGCGCGAAAGACAATAGAGGTTGAGGTCATTAAAGAGCGGGTCAACCGCTTCCTCGCCCATAGCCGCAACGAAGACTCTCAAGTCCGTAAGGGCCATCATGGCTTGGCGACCATGCTGCTGATGGACGTTGGAGCCTACAAGGGATTCCATTATTTGCGAAAAGAAGATGTTGCACCGGGAGTGACTTTCGGCGTAGAGTGGATCGACGGCAAACCAGTATTTCACGATGAAACCAGAACTTATTTTATCTGATATAAAAGTAGCATCACTTACCGTTGATGATGTAGTTAAGCTGCGAGTTGCTCTTAACAATGCAGAAAACGCTTTCAAACGTCTTATAGACCTAGAAAAGAATTGGCAAGTTATCTACAATGGTGAACTGACTCAAGTCAAAGAAGCCAGAGAAGCTCTATCTAAGTCAATGCAGCGCGATCCGTAAACAAACAACTAAAACCCTCGACTGTAAAAACGCATGAATAAAAAAATTGTTTTGACCTTTGCTGTCTGTTCTGTTCTTCTATTTGGATTCTCTAAGAAGAACTATTCTGACGCTGAACTAATTAAAGCTATCCATAAGGTCGAATCTAATGGCAGAATTGATAAGAAGATCGTTGGAGATGGCGGAAAAGCTATTGGTCCACTTCAGATTCATTATGCAGCTTGGAAAGATGCTACAGACTTTGATAAGTCGATTGGCGGCAAATACTCAGATTGTTATAATTTAGAGTATTCAAAGAAGATTTTTGTTGCTTACATGAGCAGATATGCTAAAGGTAAAGACGCTGAAACTAAAGCAAGGATCTGGAACGGCGGCATTGCTGGAGCAGATAAAGGATCAACTAAAAAGTATTGGACTAAAGTTAAGGCTAATCTTTAATTAAATTATTTATGGAAATTAAATTCAAAGACGGCAATTTGCAGATTGACTTACACAGTCTTCTTGATAATATCAGGGAAGAAGATTTGAGTGAGTTTTTGGAGAGCATTTCCTGCAATGACAAGGTAATTAAACACGTTACCGATCAGATCCTTGACAAGTGGACAGAAAACGTCTACTCAGGAAGCTCAAACATCACTGCCTCTGCCGAGGTTTACTTTAGCCTTGACAAAGCATGGAGGGAGGTGGCAAAACGCTCTGGCGAGGTCGCAAAGCGCGAAATAGAGAGGCTAGAGGAGGCTCTCAAGCGGCGCAATGAAGAGTATTATAATTTGGTTAATGAGTATTCAAAAAAGAACAGAGAAGGTAGATATCAGGATTAAATAAAATAATATGAAAAATAAAATGCCCAAAAATACATCCCCAGATAAATGGTCCTGCCTTGAGTATGATGCGTTTCTTTTGCTTGGGGTATCTAAAACAATACTAGAAACTCTTAGTAAAGATCATCCTCAATACGATATGTTCTCAAAAAGAATTGAGGAGCTTGAAATCCATTACTTGAATAGAAATGCTTTTCCCAGAGCGAAATGCAAACCATTTTCCGCAGAAGAAAGAATAGAGAAAATAGATATCAAGATTAAATAAATAACAACATGAAAACATACATAATCGGGAACTTAATTTTAGCTCCATTTGTTTTGGCAGCTTACCTTTTTAGGCAAGACTCTCCTGCATTGAGCAGCGTGATTTTGACTATTGGTTTTGCTTTTAGCGTTTCTTATCTATTCAAAAATACAAATTCAGTAACAAATAAATAACATGAAAACATACATTGCTAAGTGGCCCGATGGTTCTATCAGCGTCTTAAATGCTATAGATAAGGACCATCTATACATTAAACTAGATGCAGAAGGAGATCCTTATTGTTGCGAGCTATACGAGATTAAATCTGAAAGCGAAGATTTTCATTTTAGCTTTGAAATCGCAAAGCAAGGAGAAGAAATGTTTGTTGATATTGAACCAATAGAAACTGACGCGACTTTAAAGAAAACCAAATTGCCAAAAGATTCTTTTGAAAAGCACCTGAGTTTTTTAACTGGCAAGTCGCTAAAGCAAATCAAAGCTAATCCAAATATCCCAGAAATTAAGAAGCAAATGGGCATAGATCAATAAAAAAGGTATCTTAAAAGACAAAAGAACCGATTCGGGGCAAGAATTGGTTCTATTTTGTTTCTATTTAGATAAGAATAAGGTAAGATAAGGTTTCTATTAGGGAAATATAGGAGAGACTAGTAATATATGTTATTTGAGATAATATTGGGGTTTATTTTGATGGTTATTTTTGTCGTCGCATTGCTTGTTTTAGTTAGCACTTACGAGAACTAGAAAGCCACCGAAAAACAGCGTTTTTATTGGCTTTTTATCAAATAATACACTTTATCTTACAGGAGTAAATATAAGAAGATATATAAGGTATAATATAGAATAGAATAGGAGTGTTCTTTATGTAGATTAAGATTGGTGTTGGTTCTGCCCCCAATATATATATACAACTATATTACTATATACTCATATAAGAAAATAACCAAAAAGCCCAATGAAATGGCACTTTTTTGCATTTTTTGTAAATAAAATAATGACTAAAATGGAATAAATATTTGTCAATCTCTTTCTATTTTGTGCAGCGTTAGCTGCTCTGGCTTTGGGTTTGTATTGTTTCCTATAGGGGTTTTTATAAGGTTTTCACCGGGGTAAATACAAAATAATAATAACTAAACTCCAAATATTAATCAAAATTGTACCTAATATAGGTAATAAAACAAAAATGTATTAGTTTTTCTCCGGGGTTTAATAGAATTAATTTTAATTTTGTTTTGTTTGGGGGAGTGGGGAAAGATAAACAGAATTTTGTTTGCTTTTAGCTGTATAAATAATAATAAATATTTTGCGCCAATTTTGAACAAATAGGTGTAAATAAAGGAATTTTGCGCGATTTTGAAAGAATAATGAACTAATATGGTAATAATAATAATGGGAGTAATAGTCTTAATAAGTACAATATCTTCAGGTAACTATGTGGGAATCTTTTGTGGTTTAATTATGGTGCTGGGCGGCGCATTTTTTGGGGACAGTAATTATGAAAAATAAATCTTGCACCGAGGCAGAAGTCTGCTAAGGTTTGAACGTGATTCTTGCGACTGCTTTAGAAATTGTGGGTGGTTTATCCAACCCGTCGAAAATGCCATGCCATTCTTGGTCTACCCCGGCCAAGTATTGCAAAACAGGAAAGAAACTAGCTTTAGTTTCTGGTTCAATTTGTTCTAGTTGTTACGCTAACAAGGGTTTCTATCGGATGCCTAATGTTAAAAATTGTTTAGAAAAGCGATTTCAATCTCTTTCGCATCCTGAATGGGTAAGCGCAATGACTTTGTCTATCTCAGGATCGGAAGGGTCAGGCTTCTTTCGTTGGCATGATTCTGGCGACATACAATCGGTTGAGCATCTAGAAAAGATTGTCCAAGTAGCTAAAAACCTACCTACTATTCAATTCTGGATACCAACAAGAGAATATTCTTTTGTTTCTAATTACTTAAAGAAACACGGGGCTTTTCCTAGTAATTTAACTGTTCGCTTATCTGCTCTTATGGTAGATGGTCAACCCCCGGTTGGCATGGCTAAACGATTGGGCTTAACTACCTCGGGAGTTTCTACTTCTGGGTTTACTTGTCCAGCTAATAGTCAAGGCAACAAATGTTTATCTTGCCGCGCTTGCTGGGACAAGAATGTTAACAATATCAACTACAAAAAACACTAAAGCTTTTTAACTAAACCAGCAACGATTCAATAACGAAGAGGGTTATTTATTTTGACTAGTTATTGATGGGAAATTGCATAAGAAACAAGCTCAGGTAAGAGACGCCCCCGGTAGGCCACAGCCTCTGTTTCAGTTTAGTTATCCTTATTCATGTTATCAGCAATTATTGTTTTGATTTTTCTACTTTGGTTTATTAATCAACTGACAGAATAATAATAAAAGAGAACAATAATAATAAAAAGCTTTAATAATAATATGCAAATAGATCCTGAACACTTAGAGGGTTTTTGGAATAAGTTTATTATTTGTTTGGTTATCGGGCTGTGGCTGCTAGTCACTTGCAACAGAAAATAAATCTTGCAAATGCCATAAACTGTGGTAATTTGGAGCCGCAATGAATATTCAAGAGTTCAAAAAAATCTTCACTGACTACGGCGGGGCTATCTCGCCTGAACAACTAGAGCCTCTCGCAGAGTTTGCGCCAGACTTGCCCCTAGGGGTCAAGGTAGGCTACGGCTCCCGGTTCGCAACTACGGCGGGGCATTTTAAATTAGACTTAGAAAACAATACAAAATACCATCTGGACGTTCACAATGTAGATCAATATGTCAGGGACATTTTTGTTCCTATTTCGGCTTATGAAGAAGTGCGCCGAATCTTTGGTTGGGAAAACAAATACTAATATGAAAATGCTAATTGATACGACTGACTTAACTATTCCTTTGAGATATTACAAAGGATGGAATATCGAGTTCACTACCAAAACAGAAAGGTTTAATTCTCCTATTCTTGGTTTATTTGGGTTTTCTTCAGTGATTGACTTAGAGAAAGCAATTGACTATGCTCTGGAAATGCGTTCAAAATAAAAAAAATACATTAAAAAACTAATTAAGGAAAAAATCTATGCGTATTTATTCTTGCCCCGGTTACAAAAACATAAAGTCATCAACTATTGCAGCGGCATCACAAGAGTATGCCGAAATCATTGGCCGTGATCGTTTTGGAAAAGATGCTTCTGTTCATATTGTAAATTGTGAACGGATGTTGCCTACTCAAGATGGATTCGATTTCAATGCAATTATTAAAGTTGGTGATTTAAGGCATACAACTTTGTTCACAGTTTATTTGGAAAAGCAGGTAAAGTCGGAATAAGTAAACAATGAAAATCCTGTACAAGAATACCACCTTTGAAACAAATACAATAATACTTTTAAATGATAACAAATATCTAATTACTGCCAGAGGAGAACTATTCCCAAACAACAAAAAGAGTAAAGCAATTACTTTTGACTTTAAGAGATTGGATGGAGTTAAGCTAACAAACAAAGAAGAAAAGATTGGCGACAAAATCTTTGATGAAATAATAAAGGACAAACCATGATAATAATTTTGCTATTCATTCTGCTTTTCCTATTGGCGAATAATAAATAACATTAGAATAATAACCGAATAATAATAAATAACTGAAATAATAATAATCTAGCCCCGAGTGGGGAACAGAAAAGCAGACAGCCCCGCCAGCCCACACGCAAGAGAAAAGCGCAGAAACAGGCCAGAAAATCGCAGAAAATATTTATTGCAAATCTCAGGAAGTGGGCTAAGGTAGTGGGGTCGGTGGGAATTAACCCTCTGACTAACCATTGAAAAAATGATCGTTGATAAGATTAGCTCGCAGGCGGGATTGGCTCGCTTCGCGTCATTCACCTACCAGAGCAAAACGACTGGCGAGGTTGCCCGATACACAATCCAGTTGGGTTTCTCATACAAGAATTGCTTGGAGAAAAGCAAACTGGCTTTGGAAATCGAATCTGGTTCACTTAGTGGATTGGATAAGCAAGCGGCAGAAGAATTGCTTAACAGTTTCACTGCTTCCCTGAATGGGACGCAAGAGAATTACACAAAGGAACACGTTTACGTTGACGTGTCTGATTCGTCTGGCAAAACTGTTCAGGGAATTAAGCGAAACATTAATGACGGTTCACTTCAGATTTTCGGTTTGCTTCACAGCAAAGTCCAGATTACTCCCCCAACTATCGAAGACAAACCAGTTAAGTCCCGCCCCCTCACTATTGCCAAAAACAAACTGCGAAAGGATCTCCCTGTGGGTAAGTTTAGGGAATTCGCTTTGGAAAACCTTAATGTAGTTAAACTGAATGGCGAGACTTTGGAACTTGCCTAACGATAACTAAACGGGAGCGGGGCAGTCCCCGCTCCCTAACTTCAACAATTAACTAAACAAAAAATGAACTATCCTGTCAAAAACGCTCTTCGTCAACTGGTCTGCAAAGTCTATGATGCAGCCACCAAAGACAAACAAACAATCACAACTGTTTCACTTCCGGGTGATTGCTGGGAGTTTGAACATTACATTAATGATAACTACAACTTCAGAAAGTGGTTTGGTTATGCAATCAAGGAACTCAAGTCCTATTGCTTTGAGAAAAACAAAATAGTTTTCAATACCAATCAACAATACTCCAAGGATCTTACTGAATCAGGTATCTTTGAGTATCTCAATGAAGAGATTAACGAAATACCTACAATTTGGGCAAAGAGTGAATGTGTCTTTTCTTGGTTTGACTTCTGTGGCAATCCTACTTTCTTTAATTTGGATTACTGCAATAACAAAACAGCAAAGCAAACTCACTTACTAACTTTTAATCTCGCTTGGCGTTGTTCAGATAATATCCCAACAGATATCTTAACTGCCTGTAAATACCAAACCAAACAACAAGCAGTTCTTGATTATCTGCAAAAGGTTATTGATACAGAATACAAAGAGTTTAGGTATCAGATTACATTTTCTATCCCTTATGTATCTAATCACACACCAATGATTCTTATTTGTATCACTAATGATATCGGGGTGATTATTGAGGATTATGGTCTCTGCCAGAAAACAGAAAAGCTACCCGATCCCCCTGCCCTCATTAAAGTCCAGAAAGACAAACAAGATATCTATTCTGATTTGCTTAGTGGAATGAGTGATGCGGCAGTAATGGATAAGCATTCGCTTAAGACTATGCAACTAGCGGCGCACAAAGCATGGCTCACTATGTGGGGCAAATGGTAATTTAGTTTAGCTTCCTTGGGGTCAGGATAAAAAGCCCCTATTTTAATAATATGAATGACTTTTCTCAGATACTCAATAAGCTTGATGAAGTGGATATCAAATTAGGCTCTATTAATAATAATGAAATAAATGATATCTTGATTGAATTAACTTTTGCTATTGATCTAATAACAGAACAACTTCAAATATTGAGCAAGAATAATATTAAATAAAGTAATAATAATAACAGAGGAATAAATAATAAGCATCTAATAATAAGGCCCAGCCCCGCCAGCCACCCAGCAAACCGGCCAAGATAACCAGACAACTAAGGGCAGTCAACTAAGAAAAAAAGTCAGAAAAAGAGATTGTGTTTCAAAGGTATTTGGTTAATCTGTCTGTGTTCTTTGACATCCCGTGAGTCGATCCCGAGCCCGCTTCGCGGGTTTCGGTATGGCATCGTGCTATCGGCAAACGGATAGAAAGGAACGCAACCTATGGCTAGAAACACTGTTCCCCATTCCACCAACTTCGGCTTTCCTGTTTCTTTGGAGCCGCTTCACACGCAGGACGGAGTTAACTCCGGTCTGTTTGGGACGGTCCGAAGGGACGAAACCGGAGTCAGGGTATTCAGTTCTGCTTCGGAGCGGTATGGTCTGCTTCTCAATTCCACCTTTGTCGAACAGATTGAGGAAGGAATCGCCAAGGCTGGCTTGTCTGGCTTTGAGCGGGAAGCTTTTGTGTATGATAATGGAGCCCGATCCGAGTTTCGGTGGACGTTTAAGAATCGGACCATAAAGGTTCCCCAAGTTGGGGACGATATGGCGTTTCGGATAACTGCCCGAAACAGTTATGATGGGACTTGGAAAGCTTCTTTGTTGGATTCGGTAATGCGGCTCGCTTGCTTAAACGGCGCAATTCGTTCTGAGAATGGATTGCTGCTATCTAAGAAACACACAAGCCGCTTAGATGTTTCAGTAATCGTGGCCGGTTTGGAAACTATGCTGAAACGGTTTGAAGAATGGGCTTGGGACTTGGAATTGCTAGTGCTGCCCGTAGGGCAGGCGCAGGGAAGCCACATTCTGAGTCACGCTCAGGAAGACGGAGTGATCACGGGAAGCGTCAGGGACGGCATTCTGGGCTTTTGGAATGCGCCCAGACGGTCCGAAGATGCAGACCGGACCCTGTTTAACCTTTGGAACGCAGGGACGGAATACACGACCCACGTTCTGGGGCGGGAAAGGAATCAATATTCCCAAACAATCAATGCAAGGTGGACAGATTACATCCTGCACATATCGAGAGACACAGATCTACTAGCAGAAGCTTCAGAGCCAATAATAAACAACTAACACACAGACCGGGGACGATAAATCCCCGGTCTTTTTTTTGTCTATTAATAATAAATAATCAAATAATAATAACACCAGAATAAATAATAATACTCGAATAATAAATAATGCCAGAATAATAAAGAATAATGAAATAATAATAAATAATAACTAAATAATAATAGCAGGGGCAGAGGGGGCGGGGCAGGGGCAGAGAAGGAGGGGCGGGGCTTTCCCAGTTACTTAAAATGGCTCACTTAGTTACCTTAAAAAAAAAGACTTCCCAAATCAGGATTCCATGATAATTTGATCCTGTTCTTTGACATCCCGTTAGCTGATCCCGGCTCCACTTTCAGTGGTTCCGGGTTGGGATTGTCCTATCGGCGAACGGATTGAAAAGAGCATACAACTATGGCTCGTCAAACTGTCCCCCACTCCAGCAACTTCGCCTTCCCGGTGACCTTGGAACCGCTGACCGTCGAAGGTTACGATTCCGGGTTTTACGGTACGGTGCGCCGGGATGAGGGATTCCCCCGAGTTCTCGGGGTTGCAGGTGAGCGGTACGGCCTGCTTCAGAACGGTGATTTCATCAACCAGATTGAGGAAGGCTTCAAAAAAGCTGACCTCAGCGGGTTTGAGCGCGAAGTCTCGGTCATGGATCACGGTGCGCGGTGTCAAGCTCAGTGGACTTTCAAGAACCGCACCATTAAGGTGCGGAAAGTGGGCGATGAAATGGCGTTCCGCGTTACGGCGCGGAACTCCTACGATGGCTCATGGAAGGTCAGTCTGGTTGACACTATTGAACGCCTCGCCTGTCTCAACGGCGCGGTGCGGAGTGAAAAGGGAATCATGCTTCAGGGGAAGCACACTTCCCGGCTCAACGTTGACCGCATCGTGGGCGGATTGGGAACGATGCTTCAGCGGTTTGAGACTTGGGCGCAGGATTTGGATCTTCTGGTTCTTCCCATCACTCAGGCTCACGGTTCCCATATCTTGAGCCATGCTCAGGATGATGGGATCATCTCGGGGTCAACCCGAGACGGTATCCTGAGTTTCTGGAATGCGCCGCGCCGGAAGGAGGATGAGGAACGCACCGTTTACAACCTCTGGAACGCCGGGACTGAGTTCTTCACTCATGTCTTAAAACGGGAACGGTTCCAGTATGCCGACACCGTGAACGCCGAGTATACGGGTTGGATGATGGAAATAGGCCGAGACAAGGACAAGCTCCTGCGGGTGACAACCCCGCTGGAACTAGTGAATAACTAAACATCAAAGCCGGGAGCGTAAAACCTCCCGGCTCTTTTTTTGTTAGTTAGAAGGATTTCACTTTATGCTAATATCAATAATAATCTTGGTAATAATGATATATTTTATCTTTAGTTTGCTCGAATAATAATAAATGATCGAATAATAATAACTATAACAATAATAATAATTCTAATAATAATAAATAAAACAAATATCACTAGAAACTCACAAAAAAGGCTATTCTTATTTACTTTCAGAGACAGAATTAGTTGATAAGGGAAAAAACAATAGCTGAAAAAGAAATTGATTGTTTGGGTTCATTTATTTAAATTGGTATCGCCATGTACATAACAACACCTGAGCAAAGCAAAACCGAAACGGCCCTTGCCAAGAAAGGGTTCCGTTTCTCCAGTTGGATTCCGTTTCAGCCAAACGCTGAAAACCAGCCGTCTGAGGGAACCGAAACCCTTGGCACCATCGTGATGGTGAAGCGAGCCACTCGGTTCTCCACTGAGTACCGCGAAATCGAGCCTGATGGCTCCATCAACTAATGGTTTGCGAAGACTACCCCTGCTGCGGGCATGAGCCCGGCAGTTGCCCCATCGTCAACGATCAGGGCGAACTCTGTTATCCCTGCGCCAAATGCGGCTTCCTGATGCCCCCAAAGGCACGGAGCGCGGTTTGCCAGCCGTGCCACTCAAAGTGGCAACGCCAGTGGCGCGACGACCCTACTGGCCAAGACAGTGACTGAAATACAGCCCCCGGTTAACAGCCGGGGGTTTTTTGTTTCTATAAATAATAATAACATTAAATAATAACGTAATAATAAATAATAATAAATAAATAACCTAATAATATAGCGCGGCTTCTAGTGGGGCGGGGCTTCTTGTATTTGGTTTATCTATAGGCAGGTAGGTTCCTGCTCGAAAAGAAATAGAAAAAAGAACTAGTAAAACAGCCGATCCATGTTAAATTGATTGCAGTTCGAGAGCGTTTCTCGAACAGCAGAAAACCAAAACGTCGGTTCAACGAAACTTATGAAGATAGCTCGCAGCCAAGAAGAAGCTCTCAGCAGAGCCACCGCAGCACTGTCCGCCGAACTCTACGAAGTGGAGAAGGACATCAAGGCAACTCTGGCCAGCATCGACGCCTACGCCGAGGCTGACATTCCGGACTACCTGCGGATTGCGCTGGCCAACGGCAAGACCAGAGTGGCGGATTTGACGGTGGCTCGCATGAGCCTGTACGACATCTCTTGGTACGGAACCAAGGAGGCTCCGAAAGCCTAAACGGACTTGCAACGGTGGCTCCTTCGGGAGCCACCTTTTGTAATAACATTAATAAATAGAACAATAATAATAACATTAATAATAATAACATAAATAATATGGCAATCTTTCCTATTCTCTTGGGGGTATTTATAATTGCAATGATCTTAGCCAACAGAAGAAGATAGGTGTTTATTTAACTGATTTATTCTATTGCAAAACGGGCAATCTAAAGTAATCTAGGAATCGCATGAAGCACCTAACACTGTCCCCCTACCGCGCCGGAATGAAGGTTTGGGTTTCCATTCCTCGTACCGACGACATTGAACACCGCGCTATCGCGGGTATGCTCTTCGCAGAGCGATCACAGTACTATTGCTGGGGCGAAGAACAACCCGGCCATCGCATCGGGTTGGAAGCTGTCGTTCAGGCTTCGAAGCTGTCTGGATTCTTCAAAGATCTTCAAGATCTTCACAAGCTCCGTGATGGCGTCATGGTTTACTTCCAAGCCACCGATTGCCCATAACACCATAACACACAAGCCCCTAGGATAAAACCTAGGGGCTCTTTTGTTTTAATAATAAAGAATAATAATAGTAATACTAATAATAATATGTTTGTCCTTATTCTCCTCTTCTTTATATTCTATGTTGTAGTTAAGCTGACAGACTAGGAAAACCCACTAAAAGAAAACACATAAAAGGTGTTGTTTATTTAAGATCCTGTAGTAAATTGAATGCACCTCAGGCCAGTAACCTGAGAGCTGAAAGTAACACTATGCAATACGTTCAAATCGAAGGCGGGACCATGACGGGTAAAATCATGCACACGCAAGGCGAGTGCAACCTTTGCGGTAAGGAGCGCCTTTCCGAATTCGTCGACGGGAAAACCCGTATGGGACCGTGGGCGAACATGTGCATGCCTTGCTATCGCAAGGTAGGCGTAGGCCTAGGCGTGGGCCGTGGGCAACGCTACGCTGTGGTGACTCCGGAGTCCGGAAGCCTGAGCCTGAAAACCCAAGCGGCACAGGCGCACACGAGAGCAAAGGCCGATATGTTCGCTTAACATTAGATTTAACACTAGCCCTCTGTAGTAATACAGGGGGTTTTTTGTTTTAATAGAATAATAATAGAATAAAGAATAATAATAAAATAATAAATAATAATATACATAGTAGTATAGTGGTGTGGTGCGTGTGAGCGTGTGTGTGTATGCGGGTGCGCGTGTGTGAGAGCTAAGGTGTATTGATACCCAAAAAGAAAAAGGAAAAAGGGATTGCCAAAAAGGTATTCTGTGTTAATTTGATTGCAGTTCGAGGGCGTTCCTCGAACCGCAGTAAACGAAACGCCGGTTTAAATTCAAACACTATGTCGAAGTCTAAGACTCCTCAGTCCGTTGTCACCGCCTTGAATGAGGCGCGCTCCGCCCTCTACTCTCAACAGTTCGAACTGATCCGCAACTGCCAGCGGATTCAGCGTAGTATCGACTCCGCAGTCGAAGCGGGTAAGGAAGTCGACTCCTTCGACATCAACTTGCTGGCCGAAGCAAAGGGTAAGCTGGCCGATACTATCCTTGCACGGGAAACGCTATTCGACATCCCGAACCTCTAAGTCTCACCACAACGGCGGGGACGCAAGTCCCCGCCACACACACACCATGAAACTCCTCGAAGACGCTTATCCGCTTTCCGCAACCTTTCCCATTGCAGGGGGGACTTGCTTCATCCGTTTCTTCATTAATTGGAATTTGACCGAAAAGGGACACGTTGAAATCGTGTCGCTTGAACCACAGCATGAAGTCAACGGCATCGTCTGGGCTGCTTTCCTAGTCTGGGCCGAAGGACAAAAACCCGAGTGGACCCGATGGTTGGACGGTATCGTCGAAGACGCAAGGCACGCTCAAAACGACTGGCTCCTTTCACGCTATTGAACGAAAGTCAATTCGAAAGTTCTGCAACGGGGTGGGTCCGAAAGGGCCCACCCTTTTTGCTTTTTGTCAACTTTTTTTTTCGAAAAAAAACCCCCGGGGCCCTTTTTTCATTCTCCCCTATTCAATTAAACTCTTCTAATAAACCAAATTAAAAAATTCACGGGCCTTTATTTTCTCTATAGGTCTATTAAGTTAAAAAATAAAAAAAACAAAAGCCCTACCCTTTTTAATTAATACTATATATATCTCATACAACAAAAAAAACAAAAACAAAAATATACCCGAGCCTTTTCTCTTCTATAGTCCTTTTAAGATGCTAATAGAATTTTCTTGACAAAATGCCCCAAAGGTGTAAAAATAGTATGCTATGAATACACTATTCAAAATTGCACTATTAATTGCAACACTAACTACAGCGGCCTTTGCCCAAAATGCCCCAGTTCGCGCCTCTTTTGAGGCTGGCTACACATCAACGTACCTTGTGAACGGTTTGTCTCGCACCAAGGCTACTCCTTTTGCAGGAGTTGGTCTTGGTTCGACATACTACGGCATTGATGTAGGAGTGTCTGGCACGATTCTCCCAGTTAATGAGAATCTCGATGAAAGTCACTGGGCTTTCAATGTAGGAAAGGGTTTCCAACTCTTTGAAGGCGTGACCTTGCGCACAGATGGTTCGGTAATTCGTCACCAAGCTGGCGATCCAAACATCCCAAACTCCACAGAAGCAAATATTAAGGTTGCTCTGCAGAATCCAATCTTTACTCCTTATGCCAAGGCAGTATATGATATTAATCTAGAGCAATATGGATATGGAGTTGGACTAGAGCGCCCAACTAGCGTGTTTGGCTGGTTCACTGTTACTCCTGCTTTGGAGTACATTAAGTTAAGTGATTCTGCTAATGCCATTGCTAAGCTTGGAGTGAGCCGAGTATTCTTTGAGCGTCTAACAGTATTTGCTGAAGCTACTTATGTTCAGAATGATTTTGATGTAAATACCTTTAACTTTGCTCGCAAGGAGTTGAATGGCGAGGTGGTCGGGGCTGGTGGTTTGCGCTGGACCTTCTAATAAGTAAAGAATAAATTAAATTCGCCCCTAGGTTGAAAAACTTAGGGGTTTTTTGTTTTTCTTATATAATAGCTTTAATGTCAAAACAAGATAAGTCCCCAAAGATTCTTCAAAGAGATAAATTCAAAGAAGAAATAAAGATTAGAGATCTCAATTGGACAGACAAACAAAAAGAATTCATAAATATAGCCCTGAGTAAGGACGTAAAGATGATTTTCATTAGCGGCCCCGCCGGGTCGTCTAAGACTTTGCTAAGCATCTATTGTGCTCTTCACCTAATTAAGGAAAAGAAGGTTAGTGATATTATGTATATCAGATCTCCAGTAGAGAGCAGCGATAGCAAAATCGGCTTCCTGCCCGGAGACGCAGACGAGAAATTAAAGTACTACAACTTACCCTTTGCTGACAAGCTAGACGAACTCTTATCTAAGCCATCTATTGAAGCTCTTAATAATCAAGGCAGGCTTCAAAGCCATCCATTGTCATTCGTGCGGGGCATGAGCTGGAACTGTAAAGCCATTATTTTAGATGAAGCTCAGAACTGCACTCAAAAAGAAATAGTTACCCTAATGACAAGAGTAGGAGAGTTCAGTAAGTGCTTTATATTAGCAGATCCTGATCAATCAGATTTGGCTTATGGCAAGTCTGGCGGTTTCGAGAAGCTTCAAGCTATGTTCTCAGACGAAGAGAGCAGAGAAAGAGGCCTTTACTCGTTCCACTTCACTGAAGAGGACATCAAGAGAAGCGATTTAGTAAAATTCATAGTTAAAAAACTAAAGGTTCTTTCTCCAACCGTTCGCGTATAAATATTTTGTTAGCACAGCAGAAAATTTACGAACATTCTTCTCTGATTTATCCCAAAAAAACGCATGAGCGAACTCCTCAATAGTAACAGACATTTCTCTTCGAGGCAAGAGAGATGCCTCTATAAATATTTGAGGACATTCATTCTCTGGAGAGTCGCAAAGACCCTCCGCCTTGTCTCTAGCGGGTATTTTGATTTTACTAACAGAATACTCTACACCCTTGTCTGTCTTAAATTTAAAACTTTTAGTGTTTTTTTTAGGCATATGGTGTATAATCTTTAATATGAAAATCTATTGTCAAAAGTGCGGCTCTGGCACAGAATATTCTTTCAATAAGCCAAAATTTTGTTCTGGTTGTGGCTTTAGCTTTTCTATTGTAGCTAGTGCAGCTCCAAAAATCATAAAAAATACACCTAGAGTTACACAAATAGACGAAGAAGAGGAAATCTCTGTAGAAAGAGTGCCCGACATTTCAAAATTAGACTTTGAAATTGATGTAAAGCCCAACAAAGGATCAAAAATGCAAAATTTGATGGGGACTTATAATGGAGAAAGCAATAGCAGTCCAGACTTCAAAGCTCAAAGCTTCAATAAGCAAGAATCTTTGGAGTCTTTTAAGCGAGAAGCGGGTTTTTACCCATCTCGCCAATCCATGAATGAAGAAGAATAAAATAAAATTTGAATCTTGCATCAATTTAATTAATACTGAAATCTTAAAGCGCAAAAACAAGTGGACCTTGTCAACGCTTAACTGGATTGATTTCGAAGATGTGTCTCAAATCATAAGATTCCATATTTATAAAAAATGGGAGCTTTACGACGAGAACAAACCCATGCTGCCTTGGGTTAATAGAATCATATCTAATCAAATAAAGAATCTAATAAGAAACAACTATGGAAATTATGCCAGACCTTGTTTAAAATGTGCCGCAGCTCTAGGAGAAAACGAATGCCGCATATACGGCAAGCAAGAGCAAGCTTGTCCAATGTTTAATAATTGGTCAAAGACTAAAAAAAATGCTTACGATTTAAAAATGGCAGTGTCTATAGAAGATCACTCTTACGAAATCAATAATCAACTTTGCGTTAATTTAGATATACAAAAAGCAACTCAAAATTTGCACCAAAAGATGAAGCAAATTTTAAAACCAGTAGAATGGAAGGTATATGAGCTATTATATATCGACTATAAAACAGAAGAGCAAGTATGTAAGATTTTAAAATTTAAATACGATAAAAAAGCTAAGAGCGCTTACAACAAGCAACTCAAAAATATCCAAAAGTCAATAATAAAAAAAGCCAAGCAATGTTTGGCTAACGGAGAAATAGACCTATGACAGAAATAGAATTAACCCAAGAACAAAAAGACATCATTATTCGTACTTGGAATGATAGAAAAGAAAATCCTCCCAGTTTGCAAGAGTTGACTCAGATTGTTTTCTCTGAAATCCCAAATATAGATGGAAGAAGCGTCTATGGGAAATGCGTAAAAAAGTTTTTAGCCTCTAGAGATTTAAAAGTTAAAACTAAAAGCGAATACACTCCAAAAGACAGAGTAGTTTTATCTGACGAGCAGAAAGATTATATTGTTAACAATGCGGCAATGATGACTGCCACAGAATTAGCCAGAGATCTTTTCGATAATTATGGCTTAACGAATTTATCTATAGAAGCTCGCTCTATTCAGGAGTATTTAGATAGCTTGCCCAAGCAAGTGCAAACTTCAGCCGGTCTTGCCTCTGAAGAAGAAAGTCAAGAAGACTACAAGCCGCCCAAAAACCAAGAGAGATCTATAGTTAGAGTTAACAGATATGTTTTAAATGGAATAGATAAAGATAAAATTACAGCTAAGCAAAAAAAAGATTTAAATTCTTTAATTTCTTATCTTCATACTTATAGATTTTTACACCAAATAGCAACTTATACAAATACTGTCGACAGGGATTTATTTGAGAGCAGCTTTGTCAGATACACTTACGATAAATCAGATTTAACTCAAGAAGAGGTAGATCAATACATAGTCTTGGCTACTGAAGTCGTAATCTCTTCTAATATTCAAGAAACAATAGCTACTTTACAAGATCAGATAGATCAAGAAGTTTCGTCAGGGTCAAAAATCCCAATGCCTCTAGTGGAGGCAGTGACTTCTGCTCGCACAGAATACAATCAGTGCGTTACTCGCCAACAAAAACTGCTCAACGATCTAAAAGTCAAGAGAAGCGAAAGGCTTTCTAGTCAAGTAAAAGATAACGCCTCTATTCTTAATCTAGTGCAAATGTGGAAAGACGAAGACACTAGAAAAGAAATGATAAAAATGGCAGACATGAGAAGAGAAGTTTTAAAAACTGAGATTGGCCGCTTATCATCTATGGATGATGTTAAAGCTAGAATTTTTGGTTTGACAGAGGAGGAAGTATTAGATGGTTAAATGTAAAATTTGCAATTTAGAATTCGAAACAGATAAACTTTTTCATGGACATCTCAAATCTCACAAATTGAGAATGGTAGAATACTACCAAACTCATGAGCCGAGGTATGATTTGCTTACTGGAGAATTAATAAACTTCAAAAACAAAGATTATTACTTCTCTAATGACTTCAATAACAAAGTCTCAATGAAAAAGTGGTTGAAAGAGCAAACTATAGACGCCCAGAAAGATTATTTAAAAAAATTTCTCTCGCAAAGAAAAGAAAAGCACAAACTAGTTTATGCGCCTACTGAAGTTGAGCTTCGCTCTATTACTAGTCCTCCTGTTCCTTATTATCACAGTCTTTTCTCTGATTATTATAGGTTGTGCGACGAGATGGGCTTTAAAAATAAATATCAATACCCAAAAGAAGAGCTAAAATATAAAATTAAAGACGGTTTTAGTATTTATATTGATACTAGAGAGCAGATGCCTCTAGTTATAGATTACCCTACCGAAATTAAAGGCCTAAAATTCGGAGACTACGCTATTAATGACCCAGAAAACAAATGTTATATAGAAAGAAAGTCTATCTCTGATTTCATTGGCACAATGAGTGGTGGATACGATAGATTCTGCCGTGAAATAGAAAGATCAATAGCAGCAGAAGCAAATCTAATAGTATTGGTAGAGCGCCCGCTTCAAGAGTGCTTGAGCTTTCAGTATCTTAATTACGTCTCTAAGAAAATAAAAGTCACTCCAGAGTTTGTTTTCTTCAATGTGAGAGAGCTAATTCAAAAATATAATAATGTACAATTCTTATTTGTAGACGGTAGAGAAGAATGCGTTAGAATAATGAAAAAAGTATTTTTTAGTAAAAGTCAATACAAAAAATACGACTTACAATTAATGTACGACTTGAAACTACTATAATATGTGGCACGAAACAACAAAGTATAAAAAGAAAACAGAAAACTACAATGAGATTTTTAAAAAGCTTCAAGGAGAGTTAGAAGACAAGGAAGCCAAGATAACTCTTTGTAAATTTCTACGCCAAAATTTATATTTTACTACTTATTTACTAACAGGTATTAAACTAGCGCCTTATCAGGAAATTACTTTGAAAGGAATGTTTAATAGAAATTTTAATATGTGCGTTTGGGGTCGTGGTTGCTCTAAGTCTTTCATTGCTAGCGTGTATTGTGTCCTACAATGCATATTTGAGCCGAACACGAAGATCCTAATAGCTGGCCCTACGTTTCGTACAGCTAGAGCGATATTTAATAACATAGAAAAAATGTCTGAAAGCAAAGGCGCAGATTTACTGCTGCAAGCTTTTGGAGCTAAGAGCAAGAGAAACGATCTTTACGAATGGGACATTAATGGCGGATCTATTAGAGCTATTCCTCTAAGCGGCGAAAAGATTCGTGGTTTCCGCGCAAACATTCTTGTACTTGACGAGTTCTTACTTCTTCCAGAGGAAATTATCAAAAATGTATTGATGCCATTCCTTGTCGCCCCGCAAGACATGACAAGGCGTATTAATATTCGTGAAATGGAAGACTTGCTCATTGCAGAAGGCAAGATGAAAGAAGAAGATAGAATGGTCTTTATAAATAACTCTAAAATGATAGCTCTTTCTTCTGCGAGTTATACTTTCGAAAACCTTTACAAGACCTATCAAGAGTGGATCAATAAAATAACATCGCCAGAGAAAGAAGACTCTACTTATTTCGTTTCTCAGTTAGGCTATGAGGCTTTGCCGCAAGAGATGATAGATAAAACAATTATTGAAGAAGCTCAAAGTGGTGGAACTTCTCACTCCGCATTTCTTAGAGAGTATTGCGCTCAATTTACTGATGGATCTGATAGTTATTTTAGCGCTAAGAAAATGGAAGAGTGTACTTTGAAAGATGAGCTTCCTCATACGCTGATTAAAGGATCTACTAATAAAAAATATATTATTGGAATTGACCCAAACATGAGCGATAGCCCAAATGCAGACTATTTTGCTATGGCGGTGATGGAGCTAGACGAAGAGACTGGAGTAGGAATACTAGTTCATACTTATGCTGGGCTTGGAAATTTAAATAACCACGTTAAATATTTTGGATATCTAATGACTTACTTTAATGTTGTTATGATAGTAAGCGACAATGCAGGCGCAGATATATTTTTAGACACTTGCAACCAATCTGATGTTTTTAAAGAAAATAAAATAAATGTGAAGGCTTTGGAATTCTCAGCGGACGCTGAAGGGGCAGAGTACGACGCACAATTAAGAAGCGCTAGAGCTCAATATAATCTATCGGAACACAGGATAGCATTTAATCAAGTGTTCTCTTCTGGATTCATCAGGAAAGGCAATGAATTTTTACAAGCTTGCATAGATTACAAAAAAGTTCTATTCGCATCTAGAACCTGCTCTAATGAAAAGTTTTTCAGTCAAGTTATAGACACTAAAATCCCAAGAGAGCTTATATTTTCTGCTGATAGGCAAGACTGGAGTAATTTAGATTTCATAGAAAACCAAGACGACTTTATTTATCAGACGAAAAAACAATGCTCTCTAGTAGAATATACTACCACTTCTAGAGGTATGCAAAATTTTGATTTGCCTCAACATTTGAAGAGAGGTTCTTCAGCTACAAGAGCAAGAAAAGATAATTATTCTGCATTTATGTTGGCTAACTGGGGAGTAAAATGTTATAACGATATAATGAAACAAACAGTAGAAAATAATCAATTCACATTTACTCCTGTGATGTTTTAGTGTAATTTCTATATAGTATGGCCAATTTAGTCAGGAGGAAACAGGTGGATCAAACTGAGTTTTCCGGCTTCTTTATAGAAGTTGGAGACGTGAATTACTATCCATTATTAGACAATCCTTCTGGTTTTTTAGACTCTAGCGCTCTTAACTCTGCCACTGGAACTTTAGACACAAAGATAAATAATGTATCTGGTATTTTAGCCAACTCTATTCAGAGCACAGGAATAAATGCCAATTTATACACAGACAATGTAAGCGGGGCAATCTCTACTAGACTCCAATCTTCTGGAGCGGCGTTAGCAACAGTAGACACAGCTCTCAGTGGGTATATTATTTCTGTTAGTGGTAATTTAAATAGTAATATCACTGGAGCTAGTGGAATTTTAAATACTAAAATTGATACAGCTAGTGGATATTTAAAAACATATACCGATACTGTATCTGGAGTTCTAAATTCTCAAATTACTGCTGCTTCAAATGCTACTGTTATCAATAATATTGTTAGCGGAGCAGGCTTTAATTTTACTGGAACTAAGATTTTTAATTCTCCAATTTCTGCGCAGAGAATAAATCTAAGTGGAATTAACACCCCTAGTTCTATATCAATAATCGCAAGCTCTGGTTACGCTTCTGTGGTAGGAAACGCAGGAACATTCGTAAGTTATTATGAAACAGGAGCAAATAGTTCTTTATGGGCGGTCGCTGATTCTGCTGGGTTGCCAATGTTGGAGCTTTTTGATGATTATACTTTAATATTGGGTCACTCTAGTAGAAAGTCGGTAGTTCTAAGCGGCATATCTGGATATGTGCTGCTGCCCAGCCTGCCAAACCAAAACCAAACGGGATCTCTTCCTTCTGGAACCTTATTCCGTAGTGGAAATTACTTAATGATTTTATAAAAATGAGAAAGCCTAAGACACAAGAAATTAAGCCAATGATGACGGCCTATGCTGCTACGGCTGGGGAGAATACTCCCATACCTGCGCGTAGAAATTTGGCTGGCGACATTGAAAGAACAGATAGGTTTCATAATATTGATTATGGTCTAGTGCCTTTCAAGTATTCTAACAATGTTTCTAACAAGAGTGCTCTTAATGTTAGAGATGCTGTAATACTTTGCCAAAAGGCTTATTATAATTTCTCTTCTTTCAGAAATGTAATTGATCTAATGACAGAGTTTTCTTGTAGTAAAATTTATTTTACTGGCGGTAACAAGAAGTCTAGAGATTTCCTAGACGCCTTATTCAAGAAAATTAATATTGAGAACTTTGTAGATAAGTTTTTTAGAGAATACTATAGGTCTGGAAATGTTTTTATTTATAGATTCGATTATAAAGTAAAGCAAGATGATATAGCAAAGATCACTCAGGTTTTTGGGTCTGAATCTTTAGGGGCTTCTAGTACCTTAGAGCTTCCATCTAAATACATGGTATTGAATCCAGCAGACATTCAATATGGAGGAAATATTTCTTTTGTTAATGGAAACTATTATAAGATTTTGACTGATTACGAACTCCAAAGACTAAGAAATCCAACTACAGACGAAGATAAGGAAGTTCTCAGAAGTTTAACTGAAGAAAATCGTCTCAAGATCCAAAGAAAGACTTACTCAGGCGCAGGGGCTTATATAACTATTCCTTTGGACACCAAGCAAGTATCTGCTGTGTTTTACAAGAAGCAAGACTACGAACCATTCTCTGTTCCAATGGGCTTTCCAGTATTAGAAGACATTAACTGGAAGCAAGAAATGAAAAAGATGGACATGGCATTAACTAGAACTACTCAGCAAGCTGTTCTATTAATTACGATGGGCTCAGAATTAAAGAGCGGCGCTTTAAATATTAATCAAAAGAATATAGAAGCTATGCAAGCTCTTTTCCAAAATCAATCAGTAGGAAAAGTTCTCGTTTCTGACTTTACCACAAAGGCTCAATTCATTATTCCTGATATTGCTAACATTCTTGATCCTAAAAAGTATGAAGTAGTAAACACTGACATTCAGCAAGGCCTAAATAACATTCTAATTGGAGATGAAAAGTTTTCTGCTACTAGCATTAAAGTAAACATCTTCTTCCAAAGACTAGAACAAGGTCGTCAAGCCTTTTTAAATGACTTTTTGGCCCCTGAGATTAAGAGACTTTGCAAAAATATGGGTTTCAAAAATTTTCCTACTCCTCATTTTGAGGAAATAGACATTAGAGATGCTTCTGTTTGGCAAAGAGTTTCTGCTCAATTAGTTCAGCTTGGGGTTCTTACTCCTGAAGAGGGAATTCAAGCTATTGAGACTGGAAGACTGCCAATATTTGATGAGTCTGTAGAGTCTCAAAGAAAATTTAAAGATCTTAAAGAGGAAGGCCTTTACGCTCCGGTCGCTAGCGGCGCTGGTGCTGCTGGAGGATTAAATACCGGAAGACCTCAAGGAGCAAAGTCTCC